ATATATTGTTATAGATAAAACAAGATTCCAGAGATCACAGATATTTTGGAATTCAGATTTAGGAAATATCTTTAAGCAACTATATCCAAATTACAACAACAAAAATGATTTAGACTACCCGTCATTACAATTCAAGAAAATATCCGACACATATTACATTATATCTTTTGTTAATGAAATAAATGATGATTATCTATTCTTACCACCCAACTATTCAAATATAGAAGGAAGAAAACTATATTTCCAGTCCACACGTTATGAGAGAGACGCCAAATTACGGCAACAAGCTTTGAATATTCATGGATATTCATGTTTTGTATGCGGATTTAACTTCTTTGAAACATATGGAGAAATTGGACGTCAATTTATCCATGTACATCATATAAATCCACTCTCCCAAATTGGTGAACAATCCGTAAATCCAATTACAGATTTAGTTCCTGTATGCCCCAATTGTCATTGTATGATCCATAGAGATAAAAAACATATAACAATTGAAGAATTGAAACAAATACTCAAAATAAATGGAAAATAAATATTCTTCCGCACATATAAGAAGTTCATCATTTTTTCTTTTTTAGTCATTGATAAACTCATCCTCATTTTCCCCTATCTCGTTTTTTACAGGCTTCTTCACCGGAACTCGGATCGCCTTTTCTATAAACTTACTCGATAGATACTGTTTCGCTTCGATCCAACTTGAAAAGTGCAAATCTTGATCAGTGTAAAGTGACAGGATCGTTTCATTTAGTTTGTCGAGTGCTCCGTATGAGCTTGAATTTATCGTGCCGTCTAAAGGTGAAAACTTGGCAACTAAGCCGTTATAATTCTCTGAAACAAATCGGTCGATATACTTCCGATTCCGTTCATTTGCTTCGGTCCGCTCTGCGGGAACGTCGTGCAAATAGTTTGTGTTTGATAGTTTTCTAATCATATTAAAATCCTTCTAATCGTTTTTGTCCGTGCATTTCGTCCACCTTGTACTGTGGTAGTTTCCGTTTTGGTTTTACATACTCGAAATGTCGTTCAGCTTCTGATAGATCATAGAACATTTCTTTGATTTCGTCCGGTAATACTTCTTCTTCGTCATCGTCGGGCTTCGGATCAGCAACCCGGAGAAAGCAGCCTAAAATGTACTGCATGATCTCGTATGTACTCTTGAAATGGTAGTCGGTTTTGATCTTGTCCAGTCGCCGCCATTGGTCCAGATCAACGCGAACCGGAATTTTCTTGAAATAGACGAATTTCTTTTTTCTTCTTCGCATAGTTTCATTGTTTTAATTATCTTCTACTAGCTCCGTTCAAGTCCAAAACGTTGAACATCTCGTTTATTCGGTCCGCGATATACGCGCCGTAAATAGTCTGTATTTCCTTGATCGTTAGATTTGTCGTTACATGGGTTATCGCTTCATGTCTCAACTCGTACCGACATTGGAAAATATACTGCATCACGTTCAACTCAGTGCCGAAATACTTCGCCGGGATTGGTTCTCGTCCTAGTTCATCGAAACAAATCATTCGCGGCGCACCGTTGTTGTACGTGTACAACTCTAGCGCATCCTTTCCACGCATTGAAAAGCTATTCGCAATGAAGGAAGCCGAGTCTATCCTAAAACCACCGACTGGATAACCGCCCTTCGCTTTGCCACGTGTGAAATACCCGTATCGGTTTAAAATCTGCATGATAGTACTTTTCCCGGTCCCAATATCACCCCTCAACAATAGCCCTTTGTTTGTATCTAATTTACCACGTCCTTCTGTATACAAAAAGAGTTGATTCATTAGGTTCTTATTGGAGTTGTCAATCTCAAAATCGGGACAAACGTACTTACAACACGCTTTAAACCATTCCGGGCGTTTCCCTATTTCTATCGGCTCATCATAATACGGTAGTCCGTATGATAGTATCGCCGCTATCGGTAGAGTTTGTTTGCTTCTTGTTTCCATATTCATTTTTATTGTTTTTCAGTTCAAAGAATCCCGCCCAATTATTTGCAATCGCTTCATTTATGATTTGAGATGCAATCGCCGGATTATCTTTGCTCAATTTCACTAATTTGCTGTAACACGCTTTAAGCGACTTTTCCGATTTGTAATTTTCCCGTCTGTCTTTTTTGTATTCAAGCCAAAGAATAAACGTCTCTAAAAACTCGTTAGATATAAAATCAAAATCTCCATGAGAGACTTTAGAGAGTATATTTTCGTTTGGTTTCTGTTTTAGTTTATTATAGTCTGTACTATTGGTAGTACTATTGGTTGTCTTATCTCCCCTCTTATCGGTTGGTTTATCGGGCGTATTATCTACCGTATTATTTACGGTAGTCATTACGGTAGTTTTAAACTCCTTCACAAAAGAATAGGAACTAACAACACGTCTACTTTTACCAGATTTATAATAAATCAATCCTGCGTTTATCAAAGACTCGCGAGCTTTTACAAGTGTTCTCTCGTTCACGTTAAGCGCAAAACAAAGTTCAATGTTCGAGCAATCGAAAACGTCCCTCCAATCTTCGCCGTTACAAATAGCCACTAGTTCGTAAAATAGGGCTTGTTCGGTGGCGGTAAATCTGAAACGTCGTCTCGCTTTTCTCATCTTCTCAGTTAGCGTATATCCGTCTATATTCATCACACTTATAAAGTCTATCGCGCTACATAATAACTACAAATCCTTATCCCTATGGACCGCCCCACTTTAAGGACGGAGCAATAACAAATAAAGTTCTTTTCTTCTCCGCCGTTCCGACACGTCCGGCAATCGCTTTTGTGTACCTGTGTTGTTTTCTTCGCCATTTTATACCTCCTTTATTCTGATTCCATGAACGTAAAGCATGAGCTTCCGTTTGATTATATACTCCTTTGTTCGAACTCCTTTCGTATCCTCAACGACATACTCGCCATCTCGATAATAAACGAAGTCTTCGATATAGTAAACGCCTCGTTCTAGAAGTTCCTTTTTACGCAGCATCTTCCGCACTCCCTGCACTTCATAGAAACGATATTGGGGCGAAATAAGCTCGTATTTTACTTGCTCTTGCAATCCGGTTATAATCCCCTTCTTTTCGAGTAGTTTCAACTCCTTAGCGCGCCGATACTCCTTTTTAGAGTCGTATCCCTCTATCTTTACATTGTTATACTTTGCCATGTCTTTATTTTGGTTTATGAATGTGGATAAGCTCGGATTTGAACCGAGATTTGTCGCAGACCGCTTGCGAACGTCCGTCACGATCGGAACCAATTCCACGCACTAGGGTGGAGCGTTTACCAATTCCGCCACTTATCCGATTTGCCGGGACTTTCACCCGGCTTATTATTAGAATTTAAGAGAATCAGCCGCAAGGGAATCACATTTGTATACATGGTATCCATTGCCCGAAATACTTCTTAAAAAATAGACATTGCCTTTGGCGTCTTTAACCAAATGGTTATTTAATCCATTCCGATCACACGAGAACAGGCAAAGAGCCATTAAAACAAACAGAATCTTTCTCATTTACTTTCTCCCTCCTTTACTCCATATGGGTAGACATCTACAATCGCCGTTTCTTTCAACGAAATCGAAGAATAATCCGCCATCGTTCCTTTCATACCTTCGTCGAGTTTCTTCATTGCGTCGTGAATGTCTGCGGCTTGTACCAGAACATTCGTATAAGTCCGCTTTTCTTTGCCGCTTACTTCGTCCTCCGTAATAAAAGCGAGTCGTCCGGCATACCATTTATCGGAAGAATCTTCTTCGCTCGTAAATATCTCGCTATAATGTGCGCGGGAAATGTCGGACACTGTAAACTCACCGGAGATAAACGGAGTCATTTCTTCGGTTATTCGCGCTTCTGCTTCGGTAAAACTCAGCGCATCGACTAAATACGGTTCTGTTACTTTCTTTTGCATTCCGTTTTCCATTACTTTCTCGTAACGGATTTTTGTTAAAAACCAATTGTGCATAATTTCGTGTTTATTAAAGTGTTTATAAAAAATGTGATTAATCGTGTTGCGTTAGTGTTGTGACGGTTATTTCTTTGTCAGTTTGCGTATTTCTTTCCGTAGCTTATAAATCTGATTCTTCACCGGGACGCTGTTTTTCGCGTCCGGCTTTAACGTCTCGATCTGTAACTTCAAATCTAATATTTCCTTTGCCTTATCGACGCAACCGAGGAAGTCTAGACCGGAACGAATAGATTCGTCTATCATTTCACTAGCTAACCGGATACGATCATAGAGCTTCTTTATGTTTTCTGCATGATCAGCGCGATTCATTTCAAGTATCCGACCGTCGTTCACGTAGCCGTCATAAATGACGTAATACAGTTTGTCTACGTCCGGGCGACCGAGGAAATGACCGAGGAATTGCCAGTAGTACTCGTCCTTTTCGTCGATGGTATTCCCGAATTGCAAAGATTCGATTTTACCCTGCGACATCGGACATTTGATTTCGCCTAGAGCGATAACTTTCCCGTCGAATCCATACACATAGAAATCGGGTGAATCCCCGAACCCTTCGAACGGTTCATTGAAAACGATGTCGTAAAAATCGGTTGTACACGACTTGATCTCATTCATTAGTTGGGTCCTCACCCACTCGACCGCTAGCGGTTCGTTTTCGTGTCCCCAATCAAACGCTTTATTACTTCCGTTTTCCCGTATCGTCCCGGTCCTGCGTTCGTATCGTACTAAATACATCGCATCAAACGCACCCTTACCAAACGGACAACCTTTGCCCGCTTTCATTAAATCGGGAAGCGTAGAGGCAGTTATTTTGCCTCGTCTCCTTTCCTTCCATTCGATTTCTTTTTGCTCACTTGATTTCATGTGCTACTAATTCTTTGATTTGTTCTTTTGTTAGTTTGTATTTCATTTGGACTTGCGCAACTGTATAGCCGCCCGCCAATGCGTCTAGAATGTTTTTCCAGATCGCCGATCCAGTTTCAACCGTAGGCAATGAGTTTTCAACTTTCGGGATGAATGGACGAATACGGAGCGAATCAACCTTTTCGCCGAAAGCGTCTACCATTACCGCGCCTATCTGAATTTGCTTGTTTATCCATTCCTCGAAATTCGGTGTTTTGAAAATCTTCGTCATAGTTTTGCAGTTCGTCCGATTGAGGATCATCGGTTTTACATTCTCAAAGAAGTAAGCGACGAAGCATTCTTCTTTCTTTCCAGACGCACCGACTACCTGTTCTCTTTTCGTTTCACGGATGGTGAGAACTATATCTTTTCCGTCCGGTAGGCTGTAAGCGCCTAGATAGTCATAATTGAATTGAGTTTTCCAATGTGTCATAATCGTGTTGTTTGGTTATTTAAATATTGCTTTCAGTATGGAAACGAGAATAATTACAGTTATCAAAATAGCTATGGGAATCCATAAGGGAGACGTTACCCACCACCAAGACCAATTAATACAATTTGTGAGTTTCAATACAATGAAAACAATAGTAAGAAGCCCGCAAAAACCAATTTCACTACCTTTCGAGTTATTATTTGTACCCATATTCATATACAGTTACCTATACACCGTAAGGTTTTATTGTTTTGTTTAAAAATTATCCGATCCACCTTGATAAAGCGACTCATAACAGCGAGCGCAAACAGTGATTATTTTCGTACCGCGTCTACCGCGTTCATACGTTTCGACTTCTATTTCGATTTCTTCGCCCGGTTCGATTTCTTCGCCGCAATCTTCGCAAGTTAGAGTATCAGCAGGACATGCGCCTAGCACCGTACACATTCGACAGTTACCGATACATTGATGATTCGCCGCCATGTCTTTTTACGTTTATATAGTTACAGACTAGCACGTAGATAACCGTTATAAATACGATCAATAGTGCGATAATTAATTTGCCCGGCTCCGGCTCGCCTTCTGCGAGGCTGCACGCTGAAAGCATTAAGATAATAGCGGCGGGACTTTGTTTTAGTGTTAGCATGATGTTTGTTTTATACTACCTTATTACTTTGTATGAATCTATCTATACTCGATAAATCGTACCAGATCATTTTTCCAAATTGAGAAAAAGAAATGAGAGCTTTTTCCCGTAACGTTCTCAAAAAAT